CAGGATTTGCAATAATACTAAACAAATCCCCACCGCGCAACCCGCCCGTTACTTCATCTATTAAATTAAAACCAAATTTAAGCCCAAAGGGATTTTTCTTTGAATCACTTTCAAATCGTTGCATACGCTCATCAATAGAAAGGCCGGGTCGCACCTTAATATCTGGCGCATATTCAAATTGTTTTGCAAGAGATTTTAGTTTTTCAATATCAAATATATCGAGGCCATTCAATAAGCAATCCCTCGAATCTTTAAACGGCAACAGAATATTTTTGCATTTCCATACTCCAGCCTTTTGTGCAAATTTGACCGCGCCTTCTTGACCAGCCTTATCATTGTCAAATAAAATCCATATATTTTTAAACCGTTTATTTATCTTCCCCATTTCTTCGGAATAGTTACCCGCTCCGAAAGGCACTGATACCACATTATCAATACCCATAGATGCGAGCGCGTGACAATCATCTTCACCCTCTACCACATGAAGAAAATCTTTTGCAAAATCAACATGTTGTAATCCGTAGTATATCTTCTTTGCGTTTGATTCGGTTCGCATCTGTTTATTGGCATTGACATATTTAACATTTACTATTTCTCCAGTTTCAATATCAACATAGGCATAGGTTCGACAAGCTCCAAGACGTTCATCCTTGAATTGTCCCACACCATATTTTTTCAAAATATCTTCAGGTATTCCCCGGCGTTCTTTGTACATGGAATAATATGTGTCTGGTTGTTCTTTATACTTTGATACCTTTTCCTGATCTGGTTTATGATAGACCTTGTATTCAAAAGGGTCGAAACCCTGGTCGCGTTTGAATGTAATCAAGTTTCCCTTTGTTTGGCATTTTACACAAAAGAAAACGCCAGTGTCCTCGTTGAAAGAAAAATGCTCGGATTTATCTTTTCTATCCGGTTCGCAATATGGACATTTATCCAAATACAATTCATTGCCGCGTCGCCGGTAAACAAATTGCGCTTGCGATAGAAAATCTAAAAGGTCAAAGCGGTTGTATTCCATTATAGCTTTCTTTTTCGATATAGGAATCAGCTTTTTCAATTGTCTGTTTAGGTTTCCATCCAGCCGTGTGCAATTGATAGGTTATTTTTCCTGGAGATGGAAAAAATATTTCACAATCATTTTTAATATGCCCTAATAGAGCTTCCGAAAAAATATTAACCGGCAATGGGTTGAATATTTTAAACCAAATAACTGATTCTGAATCTCTTAAATGTTTGTCATAATATTCAAGAAACCACTTCATCTCATTTAAAAATTCTTCTCTTGTCATGGTAATTGTATCCTTTCTTCTATTTTATCTATTTGTTTTTCATCAAGCCAGCGTTGTTGATTTAAGTATGTTGCAGGCATTGGAATGTATTGTCCATTGTCTTTTTTCCATTGATCTGAAACTTTTTGCCACTCCAAGGCAACCAATATTAATTTGAGCGTTTCATTCGGTGAAGATATCTTATTCCATGATTTATAAGCCGCTCCCTTACCTTCCTTGCGCGGGTATAAACTCCAAAACTCCAAAAAAAGTACAGAAAAGTCATTCTCCCCTTTTAATTCCCTCTTAATACCAGAAGCAGAAGCAGAAGCAGAAGCAGAAGCAGAAGCATTAATGTCCGCCATATCTCCGGACATTTCCGGACAAGTCTTTCTTTTTCTTTCCTCATACTTCCTTTTTGCATCAGCTTCTTTGTAGTTTAATTCACGGAACTTCTGGTAATTTATTATCCGGTATCCCCCATCTACACGTTCAATTCGTTTTCCTTCATTTTGCACAGATCGGCTTTCTGTGTCTGGAGATGATAATTCTTCAATTGCGGATTTTGTTTCTTCCAAGGTAAGTCTACAAACCGAAGATATACCTACGGATGATACGGGCGCTATACCATCAGGCTTACAGGCAGCGAGTAAAGCAATCCACACTTTAAATGTTTTAGGATCACAAGCCATTATTGAGGATAGTAAAATGCCTTCATCAAGTTTTGTATATCCCACAAAACCTCAAAAGAAACCCCGGTCCCAAATAACCCAGACGCTACAACCGCGTGAGCAATTGCAAGGCGCTTATTAAGTGAAACCGGGGAATGATAGTCGAAGATTTCAAAACCGTTCTCACGCTGAAGGTTTCTGGTTTGCCGATAGCTTCGGCATGTATTAACAATACAACACGACCATTGCCGTGTCAAGAAAATAATGCAATAGCTGCAAACTATTTTCAATCCCAGGCAGAAGCGAATAACGGGACAAATGGTTCTATTCTATAATATATATGATTTAATGTAAAATACTTATGCCTTATATCGGACAAAAACGGTATATTGGTAACATAAGGGGATATTTTATCAAATAACATGAAATATACAAAAGAAACAATAAAAATATTATGTAATTCCCTTGAAAATCTTTCAGGCAGAATAAATGCCTGTAAAGAAGCTGGTATAAAATTTTCAACTTTTTACAGATGGATGAATGATGAACGTAAAAAAGAATTTTGCAAGGTTATAAAAAAAGCGGAAGAACACGCAAGGCAAGGATTGAGAGAAAAAGCTGTTCTGTGTATTTCGAGGGCAATGGATGAACAGTGGCAGGCGGCAGCGTGGTGGTTAGAGAGAAATTATCCTAGAGAATTTGGAAAAGATATAAAACCAATTGATGAAAAAGAAAAAGATACGACTGAAGTAATTTTTGAACTTTGTTCTAATGAGCCTATTCCAGTAAAAGAAAGCTCAATTGAAAAATCAAATTCGGGTGAAGTTTCATCAGAAACAATCTGACGTTTTAAAAGTCGCCACCAATTTTGAAAAATATGGCATGACTTACGTCGGTTATTTTGGTGGGATTGGGAGTGGAAAAACTACAGTAGGATCACATTATTCAATATGGCAGGTTAAAAACAATCCGGCCCTTGGCTTTATTGGGGCGAACACATATAAACAATTAGCTCAGTCTACTTTATATAATTTTTTTAAATATCTTGACCAGTATAATTTTAATTATGTTATTAATAAAGCGCCATTAACACAATGGAAATATAAATCGCTTTTTGAGACACATGACGGCATAATTTCGTTTGATAATGGCAAACAAATAATTACCAGATCAATGGATAATTATGATGATATTCGAGGAATAGAGCCGGGGTGGTTTTGGCTTGATGAAACGAGAGATACTAAGAAGGAGGCTTGGGATGTTGTTAAGGGAAGAAAGAGGGGGGTGGGGTCTACTTGTAGTACTGGACTTATAACAACAACCCCAAACGGACATGATTGGCAACATGAGGAATTTGTTGTTAAACCAGGTACAAAAAGAGATGATGGACGGGTAATAAACAAAGACCATTTTCATGTTATTTCTTCCACCTATGAAAATAGAAAAAATCTTCCCGAAGGTTATATAGAATCTCTTGAAGATTCTTATGATTCTTTTCTCGCTAGGCAGGAGTTAGGTGGAGAATTTGTTAATACTCAATCGGGCCGTGTTTATTATTCCTACACGGATTTAAACCATGATAAGTCAATTAAGTTTGATCCATCCCTTGCGCTTTATATTGGCATGGATTTTAACGTTGATCCTATGACTGCCGTTCTTTATCAAAATTACACAGAGCAAGATTCAACATTAAAAACGCATATTGTCAGTAAAATATTTAAAGTTTATTATTTACGCGGCAGTAATACCCAAATGTTGGCTAAGAAAATAGTAAATGATTTTCCCTCATGTTGTGCCTATATTCTTACTCCTTGCCAGAGCGCTGGATCGCGCCAAACCGTTGCCCCTATCGGAATAAATGATTTACGATTAATTCAGGTTGAATTTGTTGGGAAGCCATTGCGTATAGCGATGAAAACAAAAAATCCTATGATACGTGACAGGCTCGCCATTACAAATAACCGGCTTGAAAAAAAATTCATAATGATTAATCCATTAGGTGAAGGATGCAAGGAGCTTATTTCCGATTGGCAATTGGGATATTATAAAGAGGGAACGAGTGATATTGATTGGGGAAATGCTTTGCGCGGCCATGCTTGCGCGGGATTTGATTATTCCCAGGAATATCATCACGGAAGAACTATACTTTATGATAGTTTTTCTACAAAAAAAAATGGTTGATACTGACAGTTAATATATTAAAATTGGAGGTATTCTATGATTCGCATTCCGGTAAATCCAGACATTGAAAAGCGGGCGCAAAAATATGAGCGTACCCGTATATTATTTCAGGATGATGAACAGACGTTGAAAGATGACAGTAATTATACTTATTGTTTTAAGTTACCGCACGAAACAATAACCGAGTATAATTTCAGAAAAAATATATTTGTAAATGGCTTTATCAATCCCACCCTTGAACTTATCAACGCGCCGGGCAATGTGATATTCAGAGAAGCGCCAAAGGAAGAAATCGCAGAAGATTCATTGACCCATGAGTTTGCGGAAAACGTACTGCGCTCTGCCAATAACAAAATATCGCTGACGCGCTGGATGCAGGATATTGCAAGCCCCATGTTTCGCTTGAACGGAACTGTGTTTGTTGTTATGGATATGCCGCCAGATGTTACCACGTCCCTGCAAGACCAAAAGGACAGAATGATACACCCTTATATAAATTTTATCAGTCCTGGCGATGTGATAAATTGGGAAATGGAGAATGGTGAGTTTTCTTGGTTTGCATATAAAACATGCTCGCGTTTACCGTGGACTGATTTTACAAAAGCCCCGCCTCGTATGTTAAAAGAAATACACGTCTGGGACAAGGTCAATTTGACAATTTACAGGAACGGACAACAACCGGAAGTTAAGCCACATAATTTTGGGTTTGTGCCTATTCTCTACCAGACTTCATACCCTGATAGTTATAATGGCGTGATAGGTGATTGTACGTTTTTCACCACGGCGAAACTGATATTTTCCGCTATGAACTTTTTGACGTGTGCAAATATAGAGGTACTTAAATTTTCAGCCTCTCTTTTACTCATGGCACAACAGGCGGTAGTGGCCGAGAATAGCGACATTGATAATGAGGGGAAGATAACGCTAAAAAAGCATTACGACGAAACAACCCTTATATATGGCGGGGATAAACCGCCACAATATTTGACGAAAGACTTGCAATCTATACCTGTTGCTCGCGATCAATACCGGCTCTACATGGCCGAGGCTATTGAAAATGAAAAAAGCAACAAATCAATGGGAAATAAGGGCGTGGACGGTACGGACGTAATGCAGTCTGGTATTGCCAAGGCTATTGACCGCGATCCTATAGAGGCAAATATTGTAAGTACGGCGACTGATTGCGAAAGCCTGCACAAGAAAATATTAGTCATGGCTGCTAAAATGTTAGAGGAAAAAGAGGATGATGTTTCCGTTGAATATGAGAAAAAGTATGATATAAAATCGTTTGAAGATAAATTGAATAATCTTAAAATGATAGTGACCGATATTAAGGGTTATCCCTCTATCACCGGCAAGCGGGAAATGTATAAAAGTATTACGCCCGGCATTACCGAAGACCCTGATGTGGCAAAGACAATCAACGCCGAAATAGATACGGCGGATGTGAGCGAAAGCATTGTAAACAATGCGGCACTGGAAGCATTGATGAACCCCGGCAAGGGCGCGGGTAATGCTGTTCCAGGTAAGCCTCCAATAGTTCCTCCTACAAAGAAAGGCTTTCCCGGTGTTCCAGATAATAACCAAGGCACGTAATTGTGCGGATTGGATTGAACGCTGCATAATTGAAACGCAACGCCAATTATTATCCAATTGGAAAATGACT